AAATGAGAAGAGTAAAACTTGTAATGCCTGGAAATTTTACTTTAAGTTCAGGTTTTAATGTAAATGTAAACGCACCTACTTTTGGAGAAAAAGGTGAAGGTGATGAAAATAAAAATCCACTTTTATCAGGTAAATATTTAATTACAGCATCAAGACATATTTTAGGTCCTGATAAACACGAAAGTATAATTGAATGTTCATCAACATCATCAGATTTAGATTTCATACAGCAAGAAACTGAAGAACAAAGTGAAACATTAAAGGCATATTAGATGGAACATAATGATACTTTTTTAGGTAAAAACGGCTTTATTTGGTGGGTTGGTGTTGTTGAAGATAGACAAGACCCACTTAAATTAGGTCGTTGTAGAGTAAGGTGTGTTGGTTGGCACCCTAATGATAAAGTACGAGTGCCAACAAAAGACTTACCGTGGGCAAAACCCATGTTGCCGTTAAATAATCCACACCCATACCCACCAAAAGAAGGTGATATGGTCTTTGGTTTTTTTCTTGATGACACAGGCGGGCAAGATCCAGTTATGATGGGTGTTTTTCCAAATATACCTTTAACTGAGCCAAACCCCCAGGAAGCATTTAACGACCCCAGGACGCAAGAAGAATTAGATATTGCACCGATTAAACCAACTGGCGTGGAATCTGTACCAGTAAATCCAGTTGCAAACAATTACCCTAGAAATTTAGATGAACCAACAACTTCAAGACTTGCAAGAAATGAAACGGCAAATACAGAATCAGCTGTATCTTTTAAAAATGCTCGTATTACGGCAAATGATACATCATCAGTTGAACCAGTTCCTTCATACAATGCGACATACCCGTATAATAGGGTATATGAATCTGAATCGGGTCACGTTATGGAGTTTGATGATACAAGAGATAATGAAAGAATTAACTTGTATCACCGTGCAGGTTCTTACATGGAGTTCAATCCAAACGGTGATAGAGTAGAGAGAATACAAAGAGATAAGTTCACGGTGGTTGTCAAGGACGAGTCTGTATTAATTAAAGGTGACGTAAACATTCAAGTAGATGGTGACTATAATTTAAATGTAACAGGTGATGTAAAGATAAATGGAGAAACAATTAATTTAAATAACGGCTCTCAAGGAGCTGCAAGAATAGGAGATACCGTTGCAGATGTAGACCCAGTAGGAGATGGCACAATATCTTCTGGTTCCGGCACGGTTAAAATTGGAGGTTAGTAATAAATAAGAAATGGCAGAGATAACAATAAAAACAGAGAGAGCATTTAATGATTTGGATTTGAACTTCAATGTTCACCCAACAACAAAAGATGTTACTCAATTTAAAAATGAAAGATCAATAGTAAACTCTATTAAGAATCTGGTCTTAACGAATCATTACGAAAGACCTTTTCAGCCTGAGCTTGGTTCTAATTTAAGAAGGATGCTTTTTGAACAAGTTGATAATCTTACAGGCGCTCAATTAGAAAGAGAAATATCAGAGGTGATAGGTAACTTTGAACCAAGAGCTACCGTAAAAGATGTTACTGCCGTGCCAGCACCTGATGAAAATGGTTATTCTGTTAATTTAGTGTTTTATATGGATAACAATGCAGCTCCAATTTCAATAGATTTCTTTTTAGAGAGAGTAAGATAAAATGGTTGATAGACTAAGAGTTACCGAACTTGATTTTGATACAATCAAGAATAATTTAAAATCTTTTCTAAAACAGCAAAGCACATTTACTGACTACGATTTTGATGGTTCAGGTCTTTCTGTTCTTATAGATTTACTGGCTTATAACACACATTATAATGCCTACTATTTAAATATGGTTGCAAATGAATCATTCTTAGATACTGCTTTGCTTCGTGACTCAGCTGTGTCACACGCAAAAACTTTAGGTTATACACCACATTCTAGAAAAGCGGCCGTAGCTACAATTACACTTATAGCAAACTCTGCTGTAACAAAAGCTGGCACTTTAACATTGGGTGAAGGATTTTCATTTCTATCTGATCAAATAGATGGTAAATCTTATAATTTTACAGTTTTAGACGATACGTCTGTAACAAAATCAAATAACTCACAATACATATTTTCTAATCTTGCAATCAGTCAAGGTCAGTTACAATCAACACAATTCACTTATGATGAGGGTTCAAACCCTAAACAAATATTTATTTTACCAGACAAAACTTTAGACACATCAACAATTAAAGTTGGTGTTCAACCAAATGTTTCAAATACATTCTCATCAATTTATAGTCAATCAACTGATATTTTAGATGTTGATGGCACATCAGAAGTATTTTTCTTACAAGAGAATAGAGATGGTAATTATGAAATATTTTTTGGTAATGATAGTATTGGTAAAAAATTACAAGATGGTTCAATTATAACTGTTACATATTTGGTAACAAATGGTATTGATGCTAATAAAGCAAATAACTTTGTGGCTAAATCGAGTTTAACAGACACGAATGGTGATTCTACAACTCTCACACTCACACCTGTGGCCGCTGCAACTGGTGGTTCTGAAAAAGAAACTGTTGATTCTATAAAGTTTTCAGCACCAAATCAATTCACTTCACAAAATAGATTGATTACTAAAAAAGATTTTGAAACAACTGTTTTACGAGAAGCACCAAGTGTAGAATCTATATCAGTTTGGGGTGGTGAAGATAATGTGCCAGTTGTTTATGGTAAAGTATTTTTATCTTTAAAAGCTAAAGATAATTTTTTTGTATCTGATGCAGAAAAAGAAAGAATTAAAGATAAAATAATTAAACCAAAAGCTCTTTTAGGATTAGAGGCTGAATTAGTTGACCCTGATTTTACATTTGTTTTAGTTGATTCAACGATATTATATGATACAAGAAAAACAGCTTTGACTACTGATGCTTTTAAGTTAGCGATTAAAAATTCAATCATTACATATAAATCACAAAATTTAGATAAGTTTGATAGTACATTTTCTTTATCTAAATTATCAAAGGCAATTGATGACACAGATCAAAATGCAATTACAGGATCAGAAACTTCTGTAAAATTACAAAAAAGAGTTACACCAATACTTGGCACAACAGCTTACACAATTGATTTTGGTGAAAAACTAAAAAGAGGTACAGCAGATGATAAATTAACTACAACTGCTTTCAATGGTTTTGATTCTGGTGGTAATTCTAGATCAGTTCAGTTTGAAGAAGTGCCACAATCATTTTCAGGTGTTTCAAGAATAGAAGTAAACAATCCTGGTTTTTCATACACGGTGGCGCCAACCGTGACAATTAGAGGTGATGGTTCTGGTGCTACTGCTTTTGCAACAGTATCGGGTGGTTCAATCACAGGTATCACTCTTTCAAATAGAGGTATAGATTATACAAATGCTACAGTTGAAATAACAGGAGGTAATGGCCAAGGCGGTGAGGCATCAGCAGTAGTAGATTCGAGAACAGGCTCAATTAGATCAGTATTTTTTGATAATGATGGTAATAGACAGGTTATAAATGCGGCTGCTGGTGAAGTTGATTATGATAATGGCATCATAACAATTAATGATATTAATATAACGAGTGTGCCAACTTCAGATGGTTTAATTAGATTTACAATTGGTTCTGAAAGTGGTGTCGTAGAGTCAGTTAGAAATAATATAGTAACAATTGATCCAGAGGACCCAGATTCAATAACGGTAAATTTAGAGGTTCTTAATACATAATGTCTAGAGTAAATCCGCAAGATTTAAAAACCTCACTTTTAATCAATCGTCAAGTTCCTGAGTTTATTCGGGAAGACCACCCTCTTTTTATTAGTTTTTTAGAGGCGTATTATGAATTTTTAGAAACTGAGCAGGACACACAAAATAATGACTTAACAAAAATATCAAAAGATTTAAGATACCTCTCTGATGTTGATACATCATTAGATGCCTTTGAGTCCAACTTTTTAAATAATTACGCCAATCTTGTGCCAAAAGATGTAACAGTTGATAAGGCTTTTTTAATTAAAAATGTATTACCATTATATCTTGCAAAAGGCAGTCCTAGATCATTTCAATTTTTATTTCGTATGTTTTTTGGGAAAGAAGTAGAATTAAAATTTGGAAAAGATCAACTACTTAAAGCTTCAGATAGTGACTACAAATTAGAAAATATTTTAAGTGCAAGAACTGAAATCAGTTCTTTTTACGCAGGCGATGGAAGTAATAATGTTTTTCATTTAGCTCAACCTGTTTCAAGAGATGAAATAGAAGTAAGAGTTAGTGGTGAACTTAAAAGTGCAAATTCTTTAAATGCTGGAGCTAATAGTGAATTTCTCCATGTTGAAAGAGAGGAACAAAAATTAATCTTTCACACACCGCCAGCTAGTGGTGCAGATATTAGAGTCACATATACAAATTTAGAAGCTGGTGGGTTTGATGAAACACTTTTAAATAATAGAAAAATAATTGGCCAAACATCTAATGCCTCAGCAATTGTATCAACTGCAATATCAAGAATTATTGACCCTCTCCATAAAATAGAATTATTTTTAGATAGAAAAGATATATCTGGAGATTTTAGTCAGAGTGAAGAATTAAGAACAGACATTGTAATAAATGGCACTTTAGTAAACATTTCTTTAAATACAGTTTCATCAATTGAATCAATTAAAGTTGATGATGGTGGTACTTCTTATAACGTAGGTGATATTGTACTAATTAATGCTGGTGCTTTTCAAACAATTGCAAACGCTGAAGTTGAAACAATATTTACAGATTTTTTAAGAGATCCTGTAATCTCTAGTAATACGACATATGGCACATTTAGTGCTAATGGTGGATCAGGATTTGAACCAGGTAGTTTTTTAACAGGTGGGAATTCAGAAGTTGGTTTTATTTCTTATTCAGTTGTGAATGTTGATGCAAATGGTATTAATACACCAAATACATTTACAATGATGGGCACAGTAATAGGCGCTAATACTTCTTCAAATTCTTCACAAACATTTGCAGACTTATGTATTTCTAACGCAGCTATTGGTGGCACAGGTTTAGACAATACACAAATATCGTTGAGATACAGCCAAGTTTTTGGTAATAGTCAATTGAGTGCTGATGCAGCTGATAGTGCTGGTATAAATGTAAACACTTCAATTTGTCATGTTGTAAATTCATATACAACTGCATCAAACATTGGCCCAGCAAAAACTGTTCGTATAGTTTCATCTAATACTCAAGTAAGTGATATGAACTTAGACCCAATTGGAGCTCTTACATCTACTTCAGCAAATATGCCTGAAGGTCCTACAAAAATGATACCTGCTGATGTAACATCATTACGAGGCATAGGTTCTTTAGAAATAGTAGATGGTGGCACTCTTCATACTGTTAGAGATATGGTGCAATTTAGTGATGTAGCTTTTGGCGCCGGTGCAACTGCTAGGGTTTCTGAAACAGGTAGTGGTGGTTCTGTTACTAATATCAATCTAGAAGATCCATACTATGTAAACGAAGGACCTGTAAGAACGGGTGGCACCGCTAATGTAGGATTTAATGGTCAATTCGCAATACCAAACTGTTATACTTTTGGTGCAAATACAGCAAATAGTCCAGATGGCCTTAATGCTATTTACATGACAAGGGGTTCATACTTAAATGGTATGGATTTCATTTCAGTTCCACACCCAGTAAAAGTTGGCGACA